CCACCAATGGCAGCACCAAGGTCAAACATACCTTGTGCCATGGTTGGTCTTGCTAAACCAGCCAGTACTTGTTCTGAAATTCTAGCCATGATTATATTCCTTTTTAACTAAAGAGTCCGCCAAGACCCTCACGAGCTACAGCAGTTCCAAAGCCGCCAGCGATGTTTGCTTGTCCTAAAGCAGCCGACAACAACGCATTTAAGCCAGATGCGTATGTTTCTCCATACGACTTAGCCTGCTCTGACAACGCCGCACGACGCTGTTCTGCTGCAGTCATTCCGGGTGTTATTGCACTTAAGAGTTGTGCCTGAGGTACGTAACTAGCACCTAACATGCCTGTCCCAAGCTGTGACTGACGCATCTGCTCTGTTCCTGCAAACTCCATAGCTTGTAGCATTGCTTGATTACGTGCTTCTTCCTGAGCCTTAGCTAACGTTAGTGCTTCTGGTGTACCACCAAACATTGCCGTTTGAGTGCCTAAACGTCCTTGTGCAGCTAGACGTTGCTCCAGTGCTAAACGCTCACGTTCCTGACTAGGACTCATAGCCGTCATCATACGGTCAAACACCTGCTGCTCACGTTCTGCTACGGGCACTGCAGCTTGGTCAAAAAATGCGCCTGATTGTTCAAACCGACGACGTTGAAACTCCTGCTCTTCAGGAGACATCGTAAGTCCGTACTGCATTTCACCCGTAGTTGGGTCTTGAGTCATACCAAACCTACCACCAGTAGCTGTTGTTACTGTGTAAGGTTGAAACTCAAGCATTCCACCTATTCTTTCTGCAAGGCCGTCAGGACCTGCAAACTCTCCATAAGCACGTTCGCCTATATCACCAAGCTCACTATATCCTCTTTCAGCCAATGCAAGACCAGCAGCGGCTAAACCACCTCCCGCTACTTGACTTCCCCAGTCGTCCCACCAGTTACTCATTAGTAAGTACCTCCGTCAATTGTTCCTGTCGACAGTGTACCTGTAAACGTCAGTGCAGGAATGGTTACTGTCCCTGTAAATGTTGGTGATGCTATGTCTGCCTTGGTAGCGATAGCTGTTGAAATAGCGTCAAACTCTGTTTCAAATTCAGCGCCTTTAATGATTTTACCGCTGTCCCCGGAAGGTAGACTGTCCTTAGCGGCAAAGTCAGTAGTTTTACTATAGTTACTCATAGTACTTTACCTTTTAAAACTAATACGTTGATTTCCTGAAGAGACAAAGCAAAACCATTAATATCTGCCTCCAGACCGATAGTAATAACACCACCCCCTCCTGTAGCGTTGACTGCTCTACGTGACGTAAGTTCACCACCAGTAAACTCTCCCACGTTGAATTCGTCTTCGTTATAAAAAGCGGGTTGTTGGTTTCCTACAGTAAACTCTGCAGTTCTGTAGAATGTGTCGAAGTCATAGGCCCACTTTAGGAATACTGTAGCACTGTTAGCGCCCACCAAAGTTGGTCTAATCTTCTTGACTCTTTTTAGCATTGACGGGTCACCAAATGTCAGACCCGGACTGTAGTACTTAAAACGATACTTGGTTCCGTTGTCGCTGTAGCCGTCGTACTTACTAATACCTTCTGTAGTGCCTATGTACAGTGTTCCGTCCTCAAGTCTGCCGTAGGACGTAAACCCAGTGCCGGGCCAACGTGTTGCTCGATAAGAACCGTTTTCCAACGTACCTCTTACGTCAAAACAATACGTAACGTTCTGGCCTACAAAAGACAACAGGTAGAAACCTTCTTCAGGACTATAGACAGACCTGTAAAACTCTGTTTCGTTCTGTAACAAGCTAATGATGTCTTTAGTAATAGTGTCGGACAGACTGCTAATTGGCATGGACTTTTCTTGAATTGTCCTACCAAAACTCTTAAGTCCTGTATGCGACAAAAATAACACGTCAGAACCAGTGTACTGTACGGTGTCACGGTCGACGCAGCCGACACCTGCTACAGTGTCTGACAAAGCCATCTCTGCTGGTGCTTCGGCGTTACCGTAAACAACAATACTATGTTTACCGAAGATAATTAAGGCACCGTTGTGTGCAGCTAGTGCAACAATTTCGTCGTGACCGTCAGGCCACACTTTAGAAATGTTTATACTACCACTGGTGCCTCCTGACCAGTCATGGCCTATTAACAAGTCAGACCAGTAGATAGTAGACTTATTAGTACCAAAGTCTGCCGTCCAGAGCCTACCGTAAGCCGCTAAGACTTCGTTACCGTAAATAGCGGACGTAACGCCAGCAGCGCCAGAAACTGTACTTAGCTTAACTACAGAGCCTCCTGCGTTGTCGTACACAAGGGGTTCATAACTACGCTGGAAAAAGTAAATTTTGTCGTTGAAGTTTACCATCTTCCAGTTGTCTGCAGTAATGGTGTAACTGCCGGGCGTCTCATCAGCGAGTGTAGTTGTGCCGCTAATGATCTTGTTGTTGCCTACAGAAAAAACTTTGGTGTTACCAGAGTCGTCTTTAAACTCTTTAATTGCCCTAAGAGACGCTGTGCCTAATACAGTCTTATCTGTCGTAATGACGTCATGCCCCTTACGTGCAGCAATACGCCCACGCTTGTCAATAACTGCGTTGTCCGCAATTTCAGCAAACGAAGGGTCCTGAGCCAACGGAGAATCTTCTGTGTTGATCCCCTTAAAGGCTGGCGCTACAAGATTAATGCTTTGTAATTGTTGAGCCATAGCTACCTCACGGCGTGTAGAAGACTACTTCTTCTGGGTGCTTTTGAGCGTCTAGTGCAATAGCGTCAGACAAGTACTGATTAGCAATGTTAAAGTACTCAGGAGCCGACGTACCGCCAGTTTCTCCACGCTCACGAGCCAACAACGCAATAGCCAAATGTAACACTGGCATAGCAGGTATTGTTAGTTGGTCGTCGTTTGCCGACAAGTCTGCTGTTCTTTTTACACAGTTAAAACGAATGGTGTACGCTTTTTCTGGTGTTGGATAAATATCTATCTGAGTGTCGCCGTTACTGTCAACACCGTTGTACGTGTAGTACGTAGGTGCTCCAGTACGTGGGTCTGAAATTAAGTACGCTTCGTCAAAGAATGTAGCTGTCTTGTACTCCATAAACAAGTTAGCTGTGTCGTTTATAACGTTAAGTGCTTTGATTCTGTTTTGACTACCAGTAAGCACATAGTTAAAAACGTCAGCAGTTGTTGTAATCGTTAGTGTTGTACGTAACGCCGACCAGTCCCAAGAATCTTCTACAATTCTTTTTGCGTCGTTAACAAAGTCCCCTACCATTTTGCTGTAGGTACTTTCTTGTACAGACGTTACTTCATCTTCACGAAGACGACGTAGTACGTTGTTTACTATATTTAAATACGTCATAATAATGAGGTGTCCGTTTATTTAAAAAATTCAGAAAGTAGCCCATCAAGCGCAGCCATGTAGTCTTTCTTGGGCGGTAAAATAGTTCTTGTTTGTTGTAGACCTAAACCACTTACAGGAACAGATACCTGAGAAGAACCGCCTCCTCCAGTTAACATACCTCCTCCTGAGCCGTCACCGTCCCCGTCTCCATCTCCATCGCCTGTACCCGTTCCTGTACCAGTGCCTGTCCCTGAGCCGTCTCCAGTACCTGTCCCAGTCCCGGCTCCACCGCCAGTGCCACCAGTACCTCCACCTCCTCCAGTACCACCACTACCGGGGAACGGGAAGGTAGGACCGCCTCCGGTGCTAGGATCTCTTTCGTCGTCTTCTCTTCCGGTGGTTCCATCACCACTAGGCATTGGAGGGCCGTATACAGGAGTTCCGGTGTCATCGTAGACGCCTCCCTGAGGGTTTTCTCCAAGAATACCGCCATAGACGTCAGGGCCAACAACTATACGACCTCCGGGATTATTAGGATCTGGAGCAGTTACAGTTCCGTCGTCAAAAACAACAAACCAAGGACTACCTGATCCCGGCTCTTCTTCAGAACCTATGTCTTCGTCAGCAGGAGGCTCTACTACAGTATCATCACCAATAGGGTCGTCTACTACAGTATCGTCTCCAGCAGGGTCTCCTTCGTCTCCGACAGAACCGCCACCGCCGCCACCATCAGGACCTCCTTCAGGCTCTGTTGTGTCCAAATCAGGAGGGTAGTTTATTACGTAAACGTCCCCTGTTTCAGGATCAGTCCAAGTAGCTTCGCCTTCCGTATCAACATCAGGAAACTGGTCAATAAAATCTTCGTAATTTATTGGTACTTGGGTTGGTGGCTCAGTTACTTCGTCGTCCCTAGCGTCTTTTTCTGCTTCAGCGTCCTTCCTAGGTTCTGCATCTTTTTCTACTTCAGCATCTTTAGCTGTTTCAGCGTCTTTCTCAGCTTCAGCATCTTTTTCAGCTTC